TCTTTACGCCTGAATATAAGTTAAGCATCAATGGTGTGGAATACACCGATGTTGCCATTTCTGATATAGCCCATCAAGCAGGGCGTGAGGATATTTACGCACAGCCAACGCCATCTTATATTCAAATTGCATTAGTGGCTTTAAACAATGAAAACTACAATTTCCAAGTTAATGACGGAATAGCATTACAGGTCAAAGATAGCACCAATGTTTTTAGGACTTTATTTGGTGGCAACATTACAGACATCACCACCGAGGTTGCATCAGCTAGTAGCGTTGCAGAAACTTTTACTTACACAATCCTTGCATTAGGTTCATTGGCTAAACTTCCAAAAGTTATCTATGACGGGACATTAGCTCGAGATGATGATGGCGACCAAATGTTTGAATTGCTATCTGATTTATTCCTAAATAACTGGAATGAAGTGCCAGCAGCTGAAACATGGGCTGGATATGACCCAACAGTTACTTGGACAAATGCGGAGAATCTAGGACTTGGCGAAATTGATCGACCAGGAGTTTATGAAATATCAAACCGAGGTGCAAACCCGGATACTGTCTATAACATTGCAAGCCTTATTGCTGACAGCGCATTTGGTGTTTTGTATGAGGATAACGAGGGTCGCATTGGATATGCCGATGCTTTACACAGACAGAATTATCTTGCCAATAATGGCTACACAGAGATTTCAGCAAACACAGCCTTTGGAGCAGGATTAAAGGTTCTGACTAGGGGCGCAGATGTCCGCAACGATGTATTCCTAAATTATGGCAACAATTTTGGTTCACAGGTAAGCGCAATTGATCTAGACAGTATTGAGGTATTTGGTTATCGAGGCGAAACAATCAATACAGTCTTGCATGATGCCACTGATGCTCAATCTGTCGCCAATCGGTTTATATCTTTAAGATCCTATCCAAGAGCCTTATTTGACAGTATTACATTTCCATTGACCAACTCAGCCATTGATGATGCAGACCGAGATGCCTTGCTTGGAATCTTTATTGGTCAGCCGATGCGAATAACAGACTTGCCGGTTCAGATAGCCCCATCAGGACAGTTTGAGGGTTATGTAGAAGGCTGGCGTTGGAGCACTAGATTCAACGAATTATTTTTAACCATAAATTTGAGTCCGATCGAGTTCTCCCAAGTTGCAGTTCAATGGGAACAAGTATCAGCCTCAGAGGCTTGGAACACTCTAAGTGGTACACTTACATGGGAAAATGCGATTGGAGCAGTAGCCTAATATGGCAAACACTACGAACTATAATTGGGAAACACCGGACGACACCGATCTGGTTAAGGATGGCGCAGCTGCTATTCGCACGCTTGGTTCATCTATTGATACAACAACCAAAGCCTTAAATCCTTCAACAACTCTTGGTGATATTGAATATCGTTCAGCAACCGCAAATACAAACACAAGACTTGCCATTGGAACAACTGGACAAGTTTTAACAGTTGCTGGCGGTGTGCCAACATGGGCAACCTCAGATGATGCTAACGCAATTCAAAATGCAATTGTTGATGCTAAGGGAGATATTATTGCAGCATCAGCTGCTGATACTCCAGCACGCCTTGCAGTTGGCGCAAATGGAACTGTTTTAACAGCAGACAGCGCAGAAGCAACTGGATTAAAATGGGCAACTCCTGCCGGTGGTGGTGGAAAAGTATTGCAGGTTGTAAGTGCTCTCACTAGCACCAGCACAACCATTTCATCAAGCACTTATGCAGACTCAACTATTACTGCAACAATTACTCCAACTTCAGCAACAAGTAAAGTTTTGGTAATTGTATCTGCTCACGCAACAGCAACTAAAACAGCAAGTGGTGTTAATTTAGCAGCAAAAATGCGACTTATGCGAGATTCTACAAATGTTTGGGAAGCAGAAAGAGCATTTTTCTTGGAACATAGCACTAGCAGCACTGATTTAGGTTATGCTTATTCAGCGGGAATTACATATTTGGATAGCCCTGCAACAACTTCAGCAATCACTTATAAGATTCAGGGTGCTTATGTTGTTGGTAATGCTATTATTTTTCAAAATGCTGGCATATCTGATTCAACTATTACTTTATTAGAAATTGGTGCATAATGCATAATTTATACATTGTTAAAGCAATTAACAAATTAAAACCTACTGCTGAGTTTTCATTTACAGGCGATGATTATTCAACAATTAATTGGATCGTTTTGGAAGGTGATGCTCCTACTCAAACAGAAATTGATTCAGTTATAGAGCAAATTAAAGCTGATGAAATTATCAAAGCCGAAGCAAAATCTGAGGCTAAGGCTGAATTGCTTGAGCGTCTAGGCATTACCGAGGACGAAGCAAAACTTCTTCTTAGCTGATGAAGCCTTACCTATCTAAAGCAGCTGTTCAATTACGGGAGCAAATTGATGATTGCTTTCCCGATAGATCGAGAAAATCGGATGGCTGGATTGCCTCGGCGCAACATCAAATGCGATCAAAGGTTTCGGATCATAACCCTTTACCATCGGGCGAAGTTTGTGCTATTGACATTACAGCTGATCTAGGTCAAGCCGAAGGTATATCTGCCTACCTTGCCGATCAGATACGCATTGCTGGCAAAACAGATAAGCGGATCAAATATGTAATTCACAATCATCATATTGCCAGCAAACTATTGAACTGGCGTTGGCGTAGATACAAAGGCATAAATCCCCACACCAAACATATTCATATTTCATTTCATCCAAAACAATCAGGAGAGTTCTTTAACATCCCACTACTAGGAGGCAACGCATGAAACTATCTAACAAACACAAGGCAGCAATTAAGTCATATTTAAGAGCTGTGGCTGCTTCCGGTATTACTGTCTTGTTGGCAATTGTTGCTGACATCCGACCAGAGTTTGCAATTCTTGCTGGAGCATTAGTTGCACCTCTTGCTAAGGCACTTGATCCAAAGTCTGGCAAAGAAGCTGATTATGGACTTAATGCGAAATGACAGCCAACGAATGGGTTGGTATCGCCGTTGGCGTAACCGCCGTATCTACAAGTTTGTTGCTGGGTCTGCGCTGGGTTATTAAATCCTACTTACAAGAATTGAAACCCAATTCTGGAAGCAGTATTAAGGATCAAATTACAAGACTTGAACAGCGTGTCGATGATCTGTTTGTCTTAATCAGTAAGCGATAATTTTAATTATGGCGAACACACGAAAACCTATCAAACGCAAAAAGATCAATCGTCGAGTCGTTCGCCAATCTCCTGAACCATTATCAAAGATCGATCAGCATTACACAGCATTACACGAATGTTACAAAGCAGCTAGAAAAGCAGGCTTCACACCTGAGCACGCTTTCTGGCTTATGACTGAACATAAAACATTTCCGGATTGGATTGTGGGCGATGGTGGGATCATCCCATCCATAGATCCAACTGACGATGAGGATGACGATTAAGCGATACTTGGTCATTTCGGATTTACAAATCCCATACCACCATGAAGTAGCAGTCAAGAATGTAATTAAGTTAGCCAAGCGAGAGAGGTTCGATAGTGTCCTTTGCGTTGGCGATGAAATCGATTTTCAAACAATTAGCCGATGGGCTGAAAAAACACCTTTGGCTTATCAACAAACTTTGGATGATGACCGCACAGCTACTCAAGAAATCCTTTGGGCTCTCACAGAGCACAGCAGAGAAGCTCATATTATCCGGAGTAATCATACTGATCGCTTATATAACACTCTCCTAAAAGTTCCGGGAATGATCTCACTTCCCGAATTGCAGTATGCCAAGTTCATGGATTTTGATTCTTTGGGCATAACCTTTCACAAGCAGTTTTTTGAGTTTGAAAAAAATTGGATATTAGCGCATGGGGATGAAGGCAACATGAATCCCAACGCTGGACAGACTGCCCTAAATCTTGCCAAAAAGGCAGGAAAGAGCGTGGTTTGTGGGCATACCCATAGACTAGGTATGTCAGCCTACTCAGAGGGGCTCTACGGGGCTTACAGACCCCTTTATGGGGTTGAAACAGGCAACCTTATGAACAGGGCAAAAGCCTCCTATACTAAAGGCTTGGCTAACTGGCAAATGGGCATAGTTTTGATGGAATGGGATGGCAAGAATATGAGCGTGCAGATGATCCCAATTAACAAAGATGGCAGTTTCACAGCTCTTGGAAAGTCTTATGGAGTGTGAAACAGAATATCAGCCTCGCACGATTGATGATCATATTGATGCAATTGAGGCTCTTGGCTTTATCTAATCGTTATAAAACACGCCGAAAGAAAATAACCAAGCGTCCTTGATCTAGGTCATACTTTATGCATCACCCACAAGATATGTGGAGGATATGTAAGGGAGCAACATGGATCTATATGGAGAACTTAAAGATTTTGGCTATCTCTGGCTATTAGGAATGACAGCTGCTGCAATTTGTTGGTGGCTTGTTTTAGAGATTAGAGATACCGCATTCCAGAATGGTTACTGGAAGGGTCGTGCGGATGGCTGGAATATGCACCGCAGAATGATTACGATCAAACAGCAGTCCGATGAAGTCTTTGATTATGACAAAAACTGAGCAACTGTTTGATGAAGCCATCACAACTATTCAGTCAAGAGGTGTCGTGTATGGGCATCCTTACTACAACATGGAGCGAATCTCAAAGCTGGTCAGTTCGTATCTGGAATACCCAGTCATGCCTCATGACATCTGTATCTTTAACATCTTGCAAAAGATTAGTCGTTTGCAGGAAAGCCCAGGGCATCACGATAGTCTTGTGGACATTGCAGCATACATCGGTATTTACAAAACAGTTTATGATGCCGAAATCGACAGCGACTTTAAAAAAGGAGATGATCTTTAATGGCATTCAATCTTGAGGATTATGAGGATGTGGCTACTTTAAACAAATGGTTTATAAGTAACTTCCCATCCGGTCGATCTGATATTTCAGTTATCAGCCATGATGGTGAAAATGGTTATATCTTGGTGCAAGCAACTCTTTGGCGAGATAGCAAGGATGAGCAACCATGCGTTTCAAACATAGCCTTTGGATCTAGGGAAACTTATATTCCTAACATGAAAAAGTTTTATGTTGAGGATACTGCGACAAGCGCATTAGGTAGAGCAATCATTCTACTTAAAGGATCTGACAAAACTGCTACCAAGGATGACATGCGAAAGGTTGAAAGCAATCCATCATTTAAGGAGAAGCTAGAAAGCCGGCAAAATATGTATGGAAAGCCCGGCTCTAAGTCAGCGCAAATCGAAACAATCCTAAGAGATAGTTTTGCAGCTGATAAGAAAGAGCCTGAACCTGTTGCTTGGTCTGTTGGTGATGTTGTAGATCAGATTGGATCATCAATACCTAATGAACCACCTGCATGCCAGCATGGTCATATCTTGAAAGAGGGAATCTCTAAAGGAGGTAAGCCTTACTATGGTTATGTTTGTAAAGCAAAAGAATGTCCACCGAATTGGGCAACACTTACCGCTAATGGAAAATGGTATTTCAAAGGAGGTGAATAATGGGTGAATTACAAATAATTGACGGCTCTGGCTTAACTGCCACCTTTACGGATGACGGAGTAAAAGTAGAGCCATCA